CGAAGGCTAAACCACGTTAGATAGTTCAGGCTGTATAGACGATATTTTTCATGAGTCATATTTTAAAAACGAAAGAAAACAAAAACGGAGTTTTTATATTTGTTTTAGCTCTGCAAAAGAATTAAAATCAATCGGGTAATGTTCAAACAACTCGTTAGTGAAGTATAATGGAAGTTAAAAGGTAAGTAATAAAGTACCAGATGACTCTTTTAATAGAAATTATATGGATCAAAGTTGAACCCTCGTCTGGAGGATAAACGGGCAAAACTTCAAAAATTCTCAAGATGGTCACAACAAAAGTAAACAATTCATATGAAGTGAGGAGTGAGGTCCCACACCCTAAACAATCAAAGAAGCAAATCAAAGAATTATTAAAATCTTCATTTACAACTGTTGTTGATGGTTTTACACATTGCCATTTTACACCAACGTATATTGGGAAATTGATTCCAAAGTTAAAATCGATTGTTCTCTCAGGCAGAGAAGGGTTTGTCATCAAGAAGAAGAAGAAGATCATTAAAGTAGAAGCTGATAATATGTCTACTGAAGAGTTTGAGAGACTTGTAGAAGAGTTTGCATCTAATTCAGAAGAATTTTGTCAGTCCGTATTAAGTGATGAGCCAAAAACTGTACGATCAACAATACTATTGAATAATTTAAGATCAAGAAAACCAGCAATGTTGTTCTCTTTAAAGAATAATACAGATCCAGAAACAGGAGAAACAATTCAGCAGGTAGAACACCAACAGGAAGGAAGTTTTGTTAAAGATCTAACAAAAGAAGGAATCCATCCACACCCAGGCCCTGTCTGCCAATGTTCAGGAGAGCTTAATGGAGTATTATATTATTCAGATCAAGGAAAATGGGTAGATGTAAAAGTTGATGATTCAAAACATCCGGACAACATTAAAATGGAAGAAATTAACTGCGAGAAATGCAACAAACAAGGATTTGTGTATACAATATTCTCACTGCATATGTCTAATCACGAAATAGATGTGATAATGGCCGCGATCTATAGAACTCCATTTAAAGATTTTGACCCTTATAAATTTGTTAAAGATACGAATAAGAGAGATACAGAAATTAAAATCCCAACAACTCAAGTTCATGTATATTCTTCTGAAGAAAATAAAACTTTTATCTTAACAAACGGAATCAACTTTACAGTCCCAGAACAATATGTCAGAATGGAAAATGAGCATTATGTACTAAAAGTCAG